ATCGGCTCCGCTTTTCAATGACTTACTAGGCGTTCTACCGAATCGAGTAACGTATTTCCCAAAGGAGGACGGGGTCGGCTGACCACACTTTGATTGGCCTACCTGCAAAGCCTGAGCGTTTACAGAGTGAGAAAGATGTGTCGTAACAGCAAAACCGCGAACCGATGTTGTTGTTCGAGTTCGAGGCAGCGTTGTTCCAGTTCGACGAACGCGAACCGCAGTTCGCCCCGTTGTTCCAGTTGCCGCCAAAGATCGCCGCGTTAATTCCCGGTAGACCCCTGCTTTTTCTTCCGTTTGATCCACATGTTCAGCATCCCGCCGACCTCGCTGACCAGTCCCTGGGCGAATTCGAGTTGATGATGGCTCATGCAGCGTTGAACGTGAAGAAATCGCATCCAGAAGCGAAGATGCGCGAGTCCCGCATCTGCCGCGTAAAGCTTGCCGACCTGATTGGATTTTCCGGCCTGAAAGAACAGGTCCGGTTGCCCCATCAGGCATTGCAGAAACAGATCGCGGGCCACGCCATGCTTTCGAGGCATCGACTGAGCAATCGGGTAAAGATACCCAATCACACGTTCGAATTTCTCGACAATGGCCATTTGGTCGTAGCATGCGATCTGCTCATCCGGTTGTTGGGGTTCGTCGCTCATCCTGAGCGGGCGCTTTCGCGCCCTTAATCAAGGATCAGGTGGTCACAGGCGCACCGCAACCCGATGTAGCTGGCCGAGTTCGAGGCAGCGTTGTTCCAGTACGACGAACGCGAACCGCAGAGCGCCCCGTCGGCCCAGTTGCCGCCAAAGACCGCCGCGTTGGGCGCGCCGTAAGACTGACCGCGTCCGCCGGTATCGGATTGCCAAGCCCCCGACGTGTTGTAGGCGCCGCCGCGTTCCTGACCCCAGACCCACATCACGCCGGTCGCCTGCATCAGGCCCCATTTGGAGGTATAGGCCGCATTCAGAATGGTCGAGCCTTGATCCGTGCCGATGGAGGAGCCTTCGGTCGTTCCATAGGCTGCCGCCATGAACTCCGACTGGAACAAGGGCCGCTTGCCATAGGCATGCGCCACTTCTTGCGCTTCGAACCAGGTCAAAGAGCCGTAGGCGGTCGAGCCATTGCCGCCATACAGGGTCGGGATTTTGGGGGGCGAGGAGCCATCCGCAATGGTGACGTTGTATTTGGAGGTGCCATTGGTGCCGGGATCGGTATTGGTCAGATAGATATCCGCCCAGAAGCCGCCCGCGATGAGCGCCATGCCGCGCGGATCCGGACAGGCCGGTCGGAATTTCAAATCCCAGAAGGAATACTGATTAATCTGTGCGGTCGTATTGCCGCCTGTCGTGCCCGTGGCATTGCCGCCCGGCGCATAGTGGAATCCGCCGACCTTACGCGCCCCCGTTGTGGGAGGTGAGGTGTGATTGGTGGTGGCCTCTAAAGTGCCATCGGTTTTGGCCCAGATGGCATAGTCGGTGCCGGCTGTGGCGGTACCCGGCATGGTCACGACCGTACCCGAGGCAATCGTCTTGATGGCGCCATTGACCTCGACATACAGCGCGGTCTGCGTTGAGACCGTAAAGTTGCCGGTTTTACTGAAAAGAACGACCGTGGGATCGGCTTTTCGAAACAAGCCATAACCCGGCGCCAAGGCGGCAATGGCCTGGGCAATCCGCAATGGCGTCATGGTTCGAAGTGACGTAACGCTGCCGGCTTCCATCTCGGCCTGTGTGGCTGCGGTTTGAGCCAAAAGACTGGCTGTGACATCGACATCGACCGTCATCGTCTTGGCCGTTGTCCCCCCCTGCAAAAGAAAACCGACTGCCTGCGGCGTGATCCCCAGCCCGGGCGCTCCCCGGGCGCCGGTCAAGGAGATATTCCAATCGGTTTTGCTTGTGGATCCTGAAATGACTTGAATATCGATGGTGAGCTGATCGGCGGCATAGGCCGTAACTTGGCCAAAACCCCAAATGCTGGGTGCCGAAGCCGAAACCACAGTGACAAAAATACCCGCTGTATACTGCTCGCCCGCCTGAACCGTAAAGGTTTTAGAGCCAATGACTGGTGACCAAGCGGTAGTCGATGTTGAGACAAAGGCGCCGGCAATCGCCGCGGCTGAGGCAGCGCTGGCTGAGGCGGCTGCTGCGGAAGCCGCGGCTTCCGTTGCTTTGGTTACCGTGTTGGCGGCAACGGCGACCGTTTGTGCCAGGGCAGGAACAAAACGCGTCCGATGGCCACCATTGGCTAGTCCGGTGCTGGGATTGCTGTCATCGGTAACGGTTGAGCCGTCACCACCAACTGAGGTTGCGAATGTAACGCTGCTCACGCGATGATCTCCTTGATTTCGTAGGCTGTCGTAAATCGGACGGGGTCCGGGTTTTCAATCGGGGTCAGTGACCGCAGGCGGCCGAGAAAGCTTTGACGCATCAGGTTATTGCCATCATCCTTATCCCAGATCAGGAGCACCTCATCGGTGACTCCGAGGATGCGGCTGGCACCCAGCGCCGTTGTCATGGCTTCAGTCTCACCCAGCCAGTCAAGGCCAAAGCGGCAGACGCGATATTTGGGTCGCTGATCGTAGTATTCAGCACCGCCAATGGCTTCCTCAATCACGGATCCATCCTCATAGCCCAAGCTCCAGCTAAAGGACGCGTTGTTTTCGGGAAGAAATGAATTGCCGACAAACAGGCGGCCGATTTCCACATAACCATCGCTATTTGTCAGGTCGCTGAACTCAATCAACCAGTAGCGATAAGTGACAATGTTTTCAATAAATTCAAAAGCAAGGCCTGGATAATAGGCCGCCTCTTCAGGATCCATTTTCCAGGTCCAAAAGGAATCCGATTCCCATTCCAGACCACCATAAATGCCATCCGCCATGTCGACCCAAACATCCTTCCATCCGGAATCATAAAGTGCGGCTGAAAAAGAGGCGCTGGTATTTCCACGAATCCGAAATTGAGCTGAGGTGCTGAGGTTATGGCCCACCACCGCAAATAAATTCACAATCCGATCCTTATCAAGCGTAATCTGAAATTGGGTTGAAGCAGTTGCCGTATTGGTTGATCGCGTTTTCTTGCTAATCCTTCGGTCTTGAAGATTAGTTAAAGGCAGGGAGGCCAGCCAGGATCCGCCCGAAAGCGTGCATTTATCGGCTAGATTTGGAAACCCCATGATGATGTTTGACATGATTTAGCCCCAAAGCGTGAGATCAAGGGTTCCAATACGATAGTCGGGCTGTATTCCGATCACGCGGAAAAGCTTGCCCAAGGTATAACCAAATCGGTCAACCTTGACGGTTACTACATTCCCCAAATCAATGGTGTCAGTCGTGCCTGGCAAAACCTTAACCGTCAGGTTGATTCGATCCTTCCTGTTTTTGTATAGATTAAGGCGCCGAGTAGCTTCTGTTTGCGCAGCTCCAGAATCAGTGAGAAGCGAATCGAAAGATAAAACAGGAGATAGCAGGTGGGCCGTTAATACAGAGGAGTCAGTCGCAAAAACTGTTCGATAGTCTTCAGCTAACCAGGCTTTAAATGCTGCTCCCACTGAAGTGGCCAGGCCGGATGTAATAACAGTGAAGTTTTTGGCATACCCCAGTCGGACCTGATAGGCCGGCACACCCTTGTCAGTATCCGCAGTTGCGGTTCTTTCAATATCAATAATTTCTTGCTGCGTAAAAGTGGCAACGGAGGCGCCTGAAGGGGCATTTAGTTGAGCCATTCGAAATTGTCCGAGTCGATCGAAGCTATACCAGGCACCGACCGAATTACTGAGCGCATCCAATGCCGAATTGATGGTTTCATTTTCACTCAGATAAATTCCAAGGGTAGCGCTACCGGTTGCAGAATCTAGCGCTGTCACGTCTGCAGCGACAATATCGCCTGCTGCAATACCACCCGGTCCGGTTACAATTGATTTAATGATTTGAGCTGCGGTTCGGTCGGCGGCAAGCGTCCCCTGCGTTGCGCTGGCCGTGACTGGGCCCACGGGGTTTGCTCCTAATCGAAAATACCCGCCTGCAAGCCATGCCCGATAGGTGCCAGCCGATGGCGCATTAGTCTCCATGTCAGCCTGTGAGCTATAGACTGCTCCGGCGGTCAGAGAAACGCCCTGATCATAGACCTGATCCAAAGAGGCCAAAGGGCCATCATTGAGTTGATAAATTAGTCGCGCCGTGTTCACCATCGGTGGGCTGACGTTAAAAACCTTGCCGTAAAGCTTGGGCTTTGGTTTGCCTTTTAGGTCATCTGCAGTCCCTTCAAGGCCCGCAGGAAGTGCATTCGATCCTGCATATAAGGTCGTCTGGATCGGGCGGTCAAGTTCGGCCAGGCGATCCCGAATCCGAATGGTCAGACTTTGCCAGGTGAATTCTGGCTGTTCCATCGTGCCCTTGATCACGGTTGTAAAGCTAGCCCGAGCCGCCTTGCTATCACCAAGGAGTACCCTGAAGTTGCGGCCGTCAAAACCGTAATCCGCCATGCCATCCAGCGTTCCTAGGTTCACAAGCTCAATCAGTCCATAGCCGGTCGTTGAAGCCCCGCCCGTAGATCCTTTAGAAAAAACATCGCGGCGCATCAGGCCGGGCTGCTTAAGTTTTGGCTCATAAAACGTGCTGGCAGGCGTATCGCTGGCCTTGGAGGTAAAGCCATGCGTTGAAAAATAAAGAGTTCTGACGCCTGAGATGGACGCGTCGTACGCCTCAATTTCTGCAAGATAAATCAACATCAGGCGGCCGCCCCTGCCAGCTTGTTGGCTGACTCTACCGAGGATAGGCGATCGTCAATGGAGCTTAGAATTTTTATCAGCCCCTGGTATCCTGCCTGGTCAACCCGAATTCCAGCACTGACTGCGTCCGTGACTGCATCCAGCTTCTCTGAATTGTTGCTGCCGGAGAGTATTTCCTTGGTTTGATTTGCGGTATAGACCATGCCTGGTCGGCTGAATCTGACCAGTTCCGGGCCCTTTTCACCGACCATGGCAATGCCTTCAGATGCCATCCCGCCCTTGGCAAAGCCAGGAATGAAGTTTCTAGCAATCAGATCCTTGTATTCCTGGCTTTGCCTAAACTGATAGGCCAGATCAAGGGCGGTGATATGACCACCCATCAACTGCGCTACTCGTCCTGTGTATGCGCCTTCGTTTTCGGGTTCTCTAGCCAGCAGCTGCTGATAATAGAACCGAATCATTTGGCGGGCGTAATCTTCGCTGTAGTTTTGACGAGTGTCGCTTGCAAAGGGGTTATAGCCTTTTGCTCCACCTGGAATTTGCGGTAAGAGGTTTTGTGGGTTTTGTGCCGGTGTCATTGTTGGCACTTGTTTCGGCATGGCAATTGGATTAGTCGATGATCCAACAGGGGCTTTCGGGTCATATGCAACCGTGCCATTTCCGGTGCTAATAACCCCACCTGTATAGCCGGTAAGCTTGATATATTCCGCAAGTCCCGTCACGGCATTGGCATAACTTGCCATTGTGGAACTTAACGCGCCAACTGCGGTGCTTACGCTTAGAGTGCTCGTGTTAAGCGTAATTAGCGCGTTATAACTATTAGCGGCTACGCTCAATTGACTTTCAGCGATAGAGGCTTGGTCTTGAGCGTACTGGGAAGATTTTTCAAGCGCTAATGTGACTGACGCAAAGTCAGACTGAAATTGCGTGTTCGAAGCATTGTATTCGCGCGAGGCATCCAAGAAATCCTTACCAGCCTTAGTGATTTCACCAAGGGCCGTTTCATCCCCGGCGGAAGCTAATGCGCTGACCCGTTGAAACTCCTGACGCGCAATGCGATAGCGTTCTTCTGGGCTGATAAATGCCGACTTGCTCCCCGTCAGTTCATCAAGATAAGCCCTGATGTTTTTGGAGTAATTAAGGAACCGCTCCTGCACCTTTTGGAGATCCTGATACGCCTTCTGCATTGCCGAGAACGCCGAATCGACGTTTTTCTGAAGTCCTGCAACAATGGTTTCGTTGATTTTTTCCAGTTCTTCGGCGGCTTTTCTTGAGGCTTCAGCGGCGGCCTCTGCAGCCTTTCTTGAGGCTTCAGCGGCATCTTCTGCGGCTTTTCTTGAGGCTTCTGCGGTTTCTGCCTGTGCATCGGCCAATTCCTTGGCGGCGTCAGTCACTTCGGCAAATTTACCGTTAAGTGACATTAACTGAGCAAACAGTTTTTTGCCTTCAGATGTGGAAGTATCAATGCCCATAGCGAGGGCATAGAAATCCTCCTTGCTTTTCGGTAACTGCAATCCTAGTTTGCCAAAGGCAACGATCAGGTTAGCCGTATCCGTAGTAACCCGCTGTTCTTCAGTCATGAAGTTTTCGCGGAAAGACAACAATGATTCTTCGAATGCAGAGAGGCCACCCGCGGCGTTAATCATTTCACGATCAAGGCCACCCGTAGCAAATCCAGCACCGCGCATCAGGCCGGTGATGTTGAGGATCTGCGTGTACGAATCGATGATGTCCGCCGCAGAGCCTTGTAACTGCCTGACGTACTCGCGTGTACCTTCTGACAAGTCACCTTGCGCCATGATGGTCTGGCGAGTGATCTCTGCGGCAACGTCCTTGTTCTTGTCGATGATGTCTGTGTACTTGATGGCTTCCATGCCAAGCAATTCAAGACTTCCCTTGGCTCGATTAATGCCTTCGGAAACCCGGACTATTGTTTCAAAGTACCCTTCGCCTGATTGCTTGAAATCCTTAAATTCTGGCAAGGCTTTCATCGCCATGGTGTCAGACATGGCAGAGAATGCGGCTTCCAGTTTTTTAGCTGCTTCTTCGGCGCTTAGACCTGCGATGTCAACCTGTTGGCCTTTAATCTTGAATCCTTTCAGACGATCAACAATTTGGGCCTCTGAAACCCCGATGACTTTACCCACATCGTCAATACCAGTGCGCATCGTTTCGATGACTTTGAAGAAGGCTTCAGCAAACCGATTGCCATATTCGGCAACCATTGTTTGGCCTTTCTTGACCGTAATCATCATCTGACTGGATTCAGTTTCGACCCGAGCGCCGATATAGCCTTCGTACTTTCCACTAGCCATGACCTTACTCAGTTTCTGGTCGCGGAAAATAAATCCGGCCTGCTTGAGCCCATCACCGTATTGCGTCATCAAATTGGTGATTGCAGGAGTCAAATCCGAAGCAATCAGATTCTCCACACCACCAAGCGCATCGCGAATCTGGTACAGCGCATCCAGCATATCGGCGGAGTAATTCAGATCGTTGGAAGAATTCTCTTCGATGATTGCGATAGATTTGCCGATGCTTTCAGATACGGCTGTGGGGTCTCCAAAGACAGTACCCGTTCCAGTTTCGGGCGGAGGTGGGGCCGCAGAAGCAGATCCACCGCCACCGCTGATCATGATGCCTAGGCCGGCCATGAGGGCAACCCAGGCAGCTACCCGTGCAAAAGCAGAATAAGGATCGCCTTGGGTACCCTGGTTGGCAGCACCTTCAACCGCTTTGGCCTGCGCTTTGGCAGCGGACTGAGCAATCTCTTTCGTGGTGTTGACGGAAGAGATGATTCCCATTTGCTCAAGCGATGCAGTGAAGAAATTCAGCATGCCGCCCATCTGTTCCATCTGCTTGACTGCAGACATCACAGATTGAGCCATTTCAAAGGCTCGGAAAACCTTGACGGCGCCCCCCATGGCTTCGTAGCCCTTGGTGCCTTTTTTAAAGAATCCCTGAGCCGCTTGGGTCATATCTCCATAGGCTTTGATTTGCGTTCTTGAGCTTTTGAGCATGGCTTCTTGCTCAATCTCAAGCTTTCTCGTGGGATTCTTTTTAATATCTTCGGCAGCCTGAATGCTGATCGTTGCCTGTTGCTTGGCATATTCCGCCAGGGCCACAGTCATTCCGCCAATGGCTGTTCCCACATCCCCAAACGCATCAGAAAGGCCCGAAGCGATCTCCTTGGCATATTCCAAATTGGAAGAGAGAACCTCGAGAGTCCGCAGTACCTCCTCCCGCACATTCGTTTCGCCATCGATTCGAATGTCATTGAACTGTTTGGTTGCCTCAGCCATCTTGGCCATCGATTCCAACTGGATCTGCGCCTTTTCTTCAGGCAGCGCCTGCTGCTGACTTAGCAGGGATTGCAGTTCCGTCTGTAGCTTGATCCGCTCGGATTGCTTGAGGTTGTATTTATCTGCGGCATCGATCTCGAGGTTGACCCCGTTAATTCGAGCCATCAGGGCGGCTTCATCCTTGACCAGTTGCTCTTCTTTTAAGCGCGTTTCCTGAGCAATCAAGGCTTCCTGCTTTTTCCGGAGTTCATCGGCAATCTGCAACTTTTGGTCCTGATTCTCAGCAGCCTTCATTTCAAGGCGTGCTGTTTCTTCGGCTTGCTTGCGCTCATTGTCAAATCGCATGGCGCTGGTTTTGGCCTGCGCGTCATACAACCGGGCAGCATCTTCGGCAGTCTTCACGTTGGCATCGATTGTCGCCTTGAATGCCGCCTCCGCATCGCTTGCGCCTTTTTTGGCGGTTTTGGTGGTCTTGGCAAAATGTGTGGCGACCGCAGTTGCTGCCTTTTCGCTTTTAGCAGCCAGTTCATCAATTGGGGTTTGGCCTTGCCCAAGCTTCATCAGTCGCTGGACCTCTGGATCTGGAGTGCCGGCGCTTTGCTGACCAATCATTTCCATCAGATTAGTTTTGACGCTGGCAATGGCATCCGACAATGCCAGCCACCCACCGACTTCGACCTTGGCGATGTAGGTCATGACTTTGGCGACAGGATCAACCATGGCATTGAAATTGTTAGCCATCAATTCAATGGTTGACGCTAATTCTGCACTTGTCCCATTAGCCTGGTCGGCCTGCCCGATATAAGAGGTTGCGGCGTTTTCCAGCATTTGCCAGGCCTGTCCAACCGTGGTTTGCATGCTGGAAGCTTCCTGGCTCAGTGCGCTTGATTGGGATTCCAGGGCCTTGATGACCTGCTCTGAGGTCAACTTGCCCTCAGTCGCCATTTGCCGTAGGGCGCCGATCGGCACCTGAAGGCCATCGGCAATCGCCCGGGCCAGCCGCGGGCCATTCTCCATGACGGAATTGAATTCTTCGCCGCGCAGCACGCCGGAAGCCAAAGCCTGGCTCAGCTGTGTGGTAACGCTTGCAGCTTCCGAGGTTGAGGCGCCGGAGACTTTTAGAGCCTTGCCGACACTGTCGACGACCTTAAGCACTTGCGCTTGGCTGGCCCCCATGTCTCGCATTCCCACCGCAATCCGGCTATAGAGGCTGACCGTTTCGACCAGTGCCGTTTTATTGTTTTGGGCAATGGTAAACAGCGATTTTTGTGCATTGGCATATTCATCGGCGGAAGCTGTCGCCAGCTTCAACTTGGAATTCATGTTGGTATAGGCATCAGTCGTCTCAATCAATTGCTTGACTGAGAATGCCGCACCCATGGCGGCAAAGGCACTTTTGGCCACGCTGGCCATAGAGCTCAAGTTAGATTCAATCGATTGGGCTGATTTACCAACCTCGCCCAGGCTCTGACGGATGCGATTGAATTCCAAATCGGCAGTTTTTCCATCCGCCGTGATTTTGATGCCAAGCTGTAAATCGCCCATGGTATGCCGCCCTTAGTCTTTCGGAAGTTTGGTTTCGGCCAATTGCTCCAATAGGAGAATGGTTCGGCTGCCCATGTGGCCCGCAATGCCGACCAGTGCGGCAGAAACTAAAGGATCGATTTCGCCAGCTTCACAGAGCCAAAAGGTCAGGACGCCAGCAAAACCCGCCGTGACAATCTCACCGACCAATTCCAGAATGTTGAAGGCGCGCGATTTGCCTTCACGAATCTTTTGTATAAATGAAACCACGCCACCCACCATGGAAAGTCCCAAGACCCAGGAGTAGGTCAAGATGTCGTAACTGGTAGGGTCTTTCGATGGGTCCATCAGGTTTTCCTCTTTATGAGATGCCATGGCAGGCCTATCTAGGCAGCTGCCAGTGGGGTCCATCCTTAAAACTGGTCCAGTCGCCTCCCCACTCGATCTGAACTCCCAATTCCTGAGCTGCTGTCTTCATGGCTTCGGAAAGGGGGTAATAATCCTCCCAGTTCCAGGACGGCTTGCCGTCTTTCAAGGGGGCCAAATCCACGGCATGACCCGTGATGTGGCGTGAATTCAGGGTGCGGGTTGCCCCTTTATCAAAAAGGTATTTCTGTCGTTCCCGAGTCCTCAGTCCTTCAATCACCATAAAATCAATTGGTGTGATCTCAAGTGCTCGATGCACCACCCGAACCAGATCGGGATGCAAGCCTCTTAGCCGTTGCTGTGATTTCTCGGAAAGACAAAATCCCATGCTTATTTCCTCGGTTTATTGAGAAGCGGCAAAGCAAAACGCTCCATTTCAATAATTCCTTTGAAGATTGAGCGGCGCTCTTTTTGATACCCCAGAAGCCGAATGGTCACTTCAATCTCGCTGTAGCGCAGTCCATGCCAGATCATTTGTCCTGCCAGGGTGATTTCTTTTCGCCACTGGGTTTGGAGTGCCAGAAACACCAGCACTGTGGTCCAGTTTTCTGACCAAACCTCAAAATGATCTTCATTCGGCAGTGCAATCGATTCCATTTCGCTTTCATCGATTCCGAAGGCGCGAAAAGCGCCTTCAAGATCATCGGATCCAATCGGTTCTGCTACATTGGGGTTTGCCCAATAGCGCGCCGCTTCAATCAGTTTTTTCTTTTGCCCTCGCCGGAGTTGGCCTCGTTGTAGGCGGCCTTGATGGCGGCATAGATCCCCGGGGTGAAGCGTATGAGCCTGACCAGGTTGTCCCGATTAAATTCCATCGGGCCCTCATCGTCAGAAACATCTTTCCAGCCACAAAGGATCTCCAGAAGGTCATCCGCCATCTGCTCAGAGGACAGGCTGTTTTTTCCTTGGCGAATGAGTTCAGCGGTGAATTTGCTATTGACTAGCGCAAGATCGCCATCATGTTCAGCCATGAGATTGGCCCAGATCTGCGCACCATCGGCCATTTGCCGATCGCGGACCTGGTCAATATCGAGACGTTTAAACTTGAAAATGATGGTGATCTTGGTGGACTGTCCATTCTCCTGAATCGCATGCACGCTGGCCGGGTAGAAAAAACTGTCTGATACGCTGAGCTTGAATCCCATGGGTTATCCCTCATCTGTCTGTTGTTGAATAAGTCCCTGCCTGTATCGCTCGGCGGCAGGGTGCCGAAGACAGCCCATGGGGGTGGGCGCGATTCG